GCACCACCGCTCGCCAGTCCGACCTATGCTTCGCCCGCCAGCGCATCCGCAACGTGCGGGACATCGTGACCACGGACAGCGAGACTAAGGAGCAACTTATCGCCCGCGTGCGGGCACTTTTGCAGGAGTAACTTTATGACAACCAATAAAGCCAACACAGACTATCGCGTTTTCCTTGAACGCAAAACGCATCTCGGAAACCAAAGCGGATTTGCGCCGCTTTTCATGCCGGACTTTCTGTTCCCGTTCCAGCGGGCGCTGATTACATGGGCAATCGAGAAAGGCCGCGCCGCCATCTTCGCAGACTGCGGACTTGGCAAGACTCCGATGCAGCTAGTTTGGGCGCAGAACGTGGTGGAAAAGACGTGCAAGCCCGTCCTTGTCCTCACGCCGCTCTCCGTGGGCGCGCAGACCATCCGCGAGGCCGCGAAGTTTGGAATCGAAGCGAAGCAATCACGCGACGGCACGGTTGCCGCGCCTATCACCGTCACGAACTATCAGCAGCTTCACAAATTCGACTGGCAGCAATTCGGCGGCGTCGTGTGCGATGAATCGTCCATCCTCAAAAACTTTGACGGCGCAATCAAAGGACAAGTGACGGACTTCATGCGCAAGCTCCCGTATCGGTTGCTTTGCACTGCGACCGCCGCGCCGAATGACTACATCGAGCTTGGCACTTCCAGCGAGGCGCTTGGGGATCTCGGATTCATGGATATGATTAACCGCTTTTTCAAAAAGTCCGAAAAGACTTACACCAAAGCGGACGAATACGCGCACGGGCTTTACCGCTTTCGCGGTCACGGAGAGCGTGATTTCTGGCGCTGGGTATGCTCATGGGGGCGCGCAGTCCGCAAGCCATCTGACATCGGATTCCCAGATGATTCCTACACCTTGCCGGAGCTAAAAACGGTAGAACACATCATAAAGGCGCGCACGCGCAACCCTGATTTTCTTTTCGACATGCCAGCCGTAGGATTGCAAGAGCAGCGCAGCGAACGCCGCCGCACTATAACAGAGCGTTGCGAACAAGCCGCCGCGCTAGTATCGCACACCGGCAAGCCGGCGGTCGCATGGTGTCATCTTAACGAAGAGGGGCACGTGTTGGAAAAAATGATTCCCGGATCGGTAGAAGTGGAAGGAAACGACTCCGATGAATTTAAGGAAGAAAAGTTTGAGGCGTTCGCGTCTGGTCAAATCCGCGTCCTAGTTTCAAAGCCGGTAATCGCAGGCTTTGGCCTCAACTGGCAGCACTGCGCACATCAAACCTTTTTCCCGTCGCACTCATTCGAGCAATGGTATCAGGCAATCCGCCGATGCTGGCGATTCGGGCAAAAGCAGCCAGTGCGTGTGGACGTGATTTCCAGCGAAGGCGAGGCGGGAGTCGTGGCGAATATGCAACGCAAGGCTCATCAGGCCGAGGTGATGTTCGCGCGCTTAGTCGAACTCATCAACAACGAACTCAGAATCGAAAAGACAAACCTACACACTCAAACTCAACAACTCCCATCATGGTTATAGAAAATTACATCCAAGAAGAACTCGAAGAGCGCATGAATCACGCAGAGGAACGATACGGCCCGCTTGCGTCAAGTCACGAAGGGCTTGGCGTTGCACTTGAGGAATGGGATGAGCTGCGCGAGGCCATCAAATCCAACAGGCCGGAACGAATCACGCACGAGGCATACGACCTAGCCGCCGTGCTTATCCGCATGGTTATCACTTTGAACAACAACAAACAAACCCAAAACAGAAGCACAAAATGAACATTATCAACCAGACCATCCAACCGAAATACGCGCTATGGAATGGCGACTGCATCGAAGTTATGAAGTCGCTCCCTAACGACAAGATTGACCTCTCGATATATTCGCCGCCGTTCTGCGGACTCTACAACTACAGCAGCAGCGAGCGCGACTTGTCCAACTGCGCGAGCTATATTGAGTTTTTCGTTCACTACGGCTACGTGGTTGCGGAACTCGCAAGACTCACCAAGCCGGGGCGCATTTCCGCCGTGCATTGCATGGATGTTCCCGGTAAAGGCAACGGCGCAACGGCACGCATGGGATGCGGCGCGAATGCAGGAACCGGGCTGATTGACTTCCCCGGTGACATCATCCGACTCCACGAAGAACACGGATTTCAGTTCATGGGCCGTCGCGTGATTTGGAAGGAGCCGCTTGGCGTCCGACTTCGCACGATGGCAAAAGGGCTGGCGCACGCGCAGATTGTGGAAGATTCCACGCTTTGCGACGTTGCAAGCGCGGACTATCTCCTGACGTTCCGCAAGAAGGGAGAGAACCAAGTGCCGGTATCTCATCCGACCGGCCTTCACTCCTACGCTGGCGAGCGAATTATGCCGCACGAATTGCAGCAATACAAGGGACACACAGGAAAGCAGACCGAGAACCGTTTCAGCCATTGGATTTGGCGTCAATACGCGTCGTCTATTTGGGATGATATTCGCATTGACCGCGTGCTACCGTATCAGGAAAGCCGCGAGGCAGACGACGAGCGCCATGTTCATCCGCTTCAGCTTGACGTTATCGAGCGCGCTTGCGTGCTTTGGAGCAACCCCGGCGAGGTTGTATTCACGCCGTTTATGGGCGTCGGCAGCGAAGTCTATGGTGCCGTATTGAACGGACGCAAAGGCATGGGCGCTGAGTTGAAAACCGCATACTACAACCAAGCCGTGCGCAACTTGGACGAAGTTGAGAACCACATGGAGCAGGAGCTTATCCCGGTATGACCCGGAAACGAAACGCCCATTTTTGCTCGCGCATAAGAGACGCGCGCGGAAATGAACCGGAAATGACCACGCGCGAGATTGCGCTTGCAACGGGCGCGGGGATGCGGTAGATAGACCGTGCCGACTGAAAACGGCGAGAAAAACATGACACAACCCAAACATAAACGGCGCGAGCCGGTGCATTCCTGCGTTCTTCATGGCGCGATTTTCAGGGAGTGCATCGGCTCGCGCTTTTTTTTGGAGGTAACGCAATGAAAACACAGGCTCGGCAAAACTACGCAGCGGAACGACTCGACCCGCGCTGGCAGCGCAAGCGGCTAGAAATCATGCAGCGCGATAATTTCAGGTGTCGCGCCTGCGATGGCACAGAAAACACACTGCATGTTCATCATGCTTACTACGTCAAAGGACGTAAATGCTGGGACTACCCAGCTTTTGCACTGAAAACGATGTGCGAAGAATGCCATGAAATTGAACACGATTTTGCATCCGACCCACCGGACAACAATTCAGACATAAAGGAGTGGGAGTCCGAAATTGATTGGTTGTTGCTCGGTGACTCCAAAAATGCGGGGCAATTATGGGATCTCGCCGCTGAACTCTCGATGGCTTTTCGTGACGGGTATTCTTACCGCGATGTAATTACAATAATCCGAAATACTCGAATCAACTAATGAAGCGTTTCACCGATACTGACAAATGGCGTGACCCTTGGTTCAGAAAGCTATCGTCTGGCGTGAAGCTGGCGTTTCTGTTCATTGTGGACAACTGCGACAACGCGGGAGTCTGGGATGCCGACATGGAGCTTGCCGACTTCTCAATCGGGATGGAAATTCCGTGGCAAAAAGTGCGCGATGCTTTGGGTGACCGAATGGAGGTTTTGAAGTCTGGAAAATGGCACCTTAAAAAGTTCGTGAACTTCCAATTCGGGAAGCTGAGCGAGGAATGCAAGCCTCACGCAGCCGTGATCAGGCTTTTACAAAAGCACGAAATTGAAAGGGTATCCAAAGAGTATCCAAAGGGTATCCATACCCTTAAGGATAAGGATCAAGACAAGGACAAGGACAAGAAGGGGGATGCAAGGGGGAAACCGGAGTCGCGTGAGGCAGCGCGTGCATACGGAGCAGAAATCGGAATGACGGCGGATGCGGTCGATTCGTGGTTTGACCACTTCGAGAGCAACGGATGGAAAGTCAGCGGAAAATCGGCAATGAAGGACTGGCAGGCAGGGCTTCGCAACGGCAAACGAATGGCGGAAAAGTTTGCGCCGACAAAATCAAACGGCACCGCCCCGGCACGCCAAATGACGGCAGACGACCGCGCGGAACAGGAGCGGCGCAAAGCTGCGTGCGACAAAGCCGCACGGGAACAGGCCGAGGAATTGCATCGGATGTTGGAAGAAGCAAACCGCCCGCCATGCGCGCCGGGTGAACTGGAGGAAATCTTCGAGGAATGAAGGCGAAAATCTCAGCGGCAGAAGTCTCGGCCCGGCTTGCAAGTAACATGCTCGGCCTCGTCACCTACCTCTTGCCGGGCGGACGGCAGCAAGGGGCGGCATGGCACGTTGGCGGCGTGAATGGCGAAAGCGGCAAAAGCCTTTCCGTGCATCTGTCCGGCACCTACGCCGGGAACTGGTGCGACTGGAACGGGCAAGAACAGAAAGGCGACGCGCTCGACCTTTGGTGCGCGGTCAAGGGCGTCTCGCTCCCGCAAGCCATCACCGAGGCAAAGGGCTGGCTCGGCATCGTGGAAGAAGCGCCGGCCAAGTCTTACACCCGCCCGCAGGACGACAAGCCCGCAATCAGCGCGGACGGAAGGGCGATGCACTGGATGGTGGACGAGCGGAAGCTCCTGCCGGAAATCGTGAATCGCTACCGCGTGCAAGGCGACGCTGAAAGGCGAGCCATCGTGTTTCCGTCCTACTCGCCAAGCGGCGTGTTGCTCAATCGCTCCTATCGGGCACTCGCGTTGGATGACAAGGGCCGCAAGAAGGTGTGGCAGGACAAGGACGCAGCGCCTTCCCTTTGGGGCTGGCAATCGCTCACGCCGGAAAATTACAAGGCCCGCGAAATCCTGATCTGCGAAGGCCAGATTGACGCGATGACGTGGGCGCAATGGGGAATCCCCGCACTCAGCATCCCGAACGGAAGCGGGCAAACGTGGATCGATTTTGAATGGGACAACTTGGAACCGTTCAAAACGATCTATCTGAGCTTCGACAACGACGGAAAGACCGAGGCCGCACTTGCAACGGCTATCTCTCGGCTCGGAAAGCATCGTGTGCGCGTGGTGAAATTCCCGCACAAGGACGCAAACGACGCGCTAAAACAGCACGTCACGGCATACGACGCGCGGCGCTGGCTTGAATCGTCCGAATACCCGACCGTCGCGCACCTGTTCGACGCAGGGCATTTCGGCGAAGCGTGTGCGCGGGAGTTCTTTCGCACCGAGGAAATGCTCGGGCACACGATCCCGCAGACCGTGCATCATCGGGACTGCGCGCTATCGTTCCACTTTCGCCCCGGCGAGCTTACCGTGTGGACTGGCACAAGCGGACACGGCAAAAGCAGCGTGGTGAACTATGCGATGATTCACCTCGCGATGCAGACGAAAAGACCGTCGCTAATCATTAGCTTGGAAATGACGCCAGCAAAAGTGCTACGCAGGATTATCATCGCCATCGGTGCGAGAGTAGCAAACGAAGGGGACGCAAAGAAAATGGCGCAAGCAATGTCGAAGCATCTTTTGTTCTGCGACAAGACGGGCGGCATTTCGCGCGACGTGCTTTTCGAGATGATCAACTACGCGCACGCGCGCTACGGCATCGCGCACCTCGTCATTGACTCACTCATGCGCGTGGAAGGACTGGAGGAAGATTACCCCGCGCAAAACAAATTCGTGACCGACCTCGCGGAATACAGCCGCGCAACCGGCGTGCATGTTCACCTAATCGCGCACCCTCGCAAATCTCCCGGCGCAGACGCACCACAGGGACATGACATCAAGGGAAGCGGGCACATCCGCGACAACGCCGACAACGTGCTTGTCGTGTGGCGGAATATCGAAATGGAGCGGGCCGCAGAGGAAGGCAAATCCACCGCTGGAATGATACCGGCAAAAATCATCGTCGAAAAGGATCGCGAAGAAGGAACGTTTAGAGAGTTTTTTCTGGAGTTCAACACCGCGCTGCTTTGCTACGTCAAAAAGAAATAACCACATCCCGCAATGACGCAGCTCGAC